CATGCGTGACAGTGGAGTCGCAGACAAAAAGTGAACTGTATAAATGCAAGTACTGCGAACGTGAGTTTAGAAAAGAAAGCACACTGGCAGTACATCTCTGTGAGCAAAAACGCAGATACCAAGAAGAAAAAGAAGTTGGTGTGCAAATTGGATTGCAAAGTTATTTAAAGTTTTACACCATGACACAAGGCAGTGCAAAACTTAAAACCTATGCAGACTTTGCCACATCACCATACTATAAAGCATTTGTAAAATTTGGAAGACACTGTGTTGGCATAAATGCAATCAACGTGCCCAAGTTTGTTGAATGGGTAATCAAAGAAAACAAGAAACTGGATCACTGGTGTAAAGAAGCAGTGTATGATGAATATTTGCGTCAGTACATTCAAAGAGAAGCACTTACTGATGCACTACAACGTGGCATTGAATACAGCATAAAGTGGAGTGAAAAAACAGGACACCCTGCACAGGACTTTTTACGTTATGGAAATGATAACAGTGTAGCATTTGCAATAAGTACTGGACGAATATCGCCGTGGTTGGTATTTAACTGTGAATCAGGACAAGCATACCTGGCAGACATGAATGCAGATCAAACAAAAATAGTATGGCCATGGATTGATCCAGACTTTTGGACTAAAAAGTTTAAAGACTATCCAGCAGATCAGGCATACTGTGAAGAAATATTAAAACAAGCAGGATGGTAATGAAAGTACTTTGCCTCGGTAACAATCGCAAACACACAGATGAATTAACAAGCAAACTTGGCAATAATCACGGCTTAATTAGCAACTTAGATATTAAAGTAAAAGATGGCTTTTATCATACCAGTGTTCTTGATTTAACAAACAGTGAGATACTTAAACTTTCTACGCAGTTTGATGAAGTAATTGTGCTGGATCAATCCGTAGAACAATGGAACCATCCGGCTGAGTTTCATGCCACACAAGATATAGCCAAAAGAATTGGTAGCAAAGTACGTTGGCAAAATGCAGATGGAAAATTACAACTAGAATATTGGCAAAATTTAATTGATACTAACAAAAGTTTTTGTATATTTCCTTTTATAGAACTGCTTACACAAAATGGACATACCACGGTTTGTTGTAGAAGCAATACTCCTATAGTAGATATAAACGAGTTAGAAAACTTTTCTACAAACAGTGCATACCAGAAGATACGTCAATCAATGATTGACGGAAAGCTGCTACCTAAGCATTGCAATCACTGTTATAAAATAGAAGACAAAGGTATACAGTCTGCTAGACAGGAAGAAACAGTTGAATGGGCATTAAAGCTCAACTTAAAATCAATTGATGACCTAAAAACAATCACTGATCCTGTGTACTATGAAGTCCGGCCAAGTAATACTTGCAATTTAATGTGTAGAATGTGCTCGCCTATGTTTAGTAGTCTAATTGAAAAAGAACAAAAACAATTAGGCAAGATACCACAAGAGTATACAGAAGAATACAGTAATTTTGATATAGTAAAAATAGAAAATATTGTAAAGTTGTATGTTGCAGGCGGCGAACCAACTGCCATGCCAGAATTTTATGATTTTATACGTAAATGTGTTAGACGAAAATACACTGATTTTGAATTTGTTGTGAATACAAATGGAATGAAAGTATCAACACTGTTACTCGAACTTGGAAAGCATTTTAAAAATTTGCAGTATATCATCAGCATTGACGGTTATAAAAAACACAATGACTATGCTCGTTGGCGTAGCAATTGGGAAACAATTATTGCAAATGCACACAAGCTAGAAAATAATGGACACAAAATACATTTTAACACTACATTGAGCTTGTGGACAGTATTTGACTATCATAAACTTATACATTTTCTTGACACCAAATTTCCAAATTGCTTAATACACGGACAATACGCAGATGGGTATTCGCCATTTGTTTTTACATACTCTCAGGGTCAAATACAAAATCTTGAATCTATTTGTACAACCAAGATTTACAATAATAACTTACTGTTTAAAAGTTTCATAGACGGAACAATTCACAGTGCTAAACAAAGTTTTGTAAATAAAAAAGCTATTACTAAATTTTTTAAATACAATGACGAACTTGACAAAGCAAGAACCAGTCGCTTAATTGACTATATACCTGAGTTAGAACAACTACGAATTCAGGTTGACAATCCAGGAGATTTATAGTATTATGTTTTATACAGAAAAGATTACAATAACCGTACCTGCAGAGGAGAAGAAAATGGGATTAACAAGACCAAAAATTGATCAAATGGAGGTTAGGAAAAAGCCTAAACTACAGGACAATGATTTTATAATTGGCATGATAAAAAGTGCTATACGTTTAGGTGCATGCTATATGTTGTTCACAGGCAACATTGAAATGGCGGCCGCAACATTTGCTATTGCAGAATTTGCTGGTATAGGAAACAGACTTATCTAATGAGTGCTGATGTCGACATAGACTTTGCTGATAGGCAGCACATAATGGATCTAATCCAGTGTACCCCTGCAAGGCAAAATGCTGAAGGTCGTAAACACAACAGTGGAGTTTATGTTACACCAATACCTGTTGATGCACCCAATGGTTGTGCAAGTATAGACTATGAATATGCAGAACAACGTGGATATTTTAAACTTGACTTGCTTAACCAAAGTGTGTATACATTGATACGTGATCAAGCACACTATGATAGTATGTTGGCAAAAGAACCAGAATGGCATAGATTAAATGACAAAAGTTTCTGTGAACGTGTAGTGCATATAGGCAACTACCACGATTTGCAAGTAGCAATGCAGCCTAACTCAATAGCTCGTATGGCAGCGTTTATAAGCATTATACGTCCAGGAAAAGCACACCTACAACACAAGCCATGGAAAGAAGTATTTGAAACTGTTTGGGACGGTGATGATAGTGCTGGTTTTGTGTTTAAGAAATCACATGCAGTAAGTTATGCAAGTCTGGTTGCATTGCACATTAATCTACTTTGCGAACCAACGTAATACTACGACGTTTTATTTTTTTACGGCTCAATTCAGCCAAACTTGTACTTGGTCCTAATAGTATATTCAAGTCTTTATTAATAAAAGTTTTAAGGTAAGGCTTGAACTGCTCCCAATCTTGTTTTAAGAATATGTTTATTGGTATACTGCGGTTAGATTCCCACCACCATTGATTTGCTAGTTCTAAAAACAGGCGTTTGGTCTGATCATTAACTATACCGCCAAAGTCATATATCGTTGTGATTTGATCGTCGCGGTTCTGGATTACACCAACATATTCATTTCCTGCATATGTACAAAAAGTGATAAACGGATATCGTTCTGCAATCTTTTCGAATAGCTCTACGCCCATAAATACCTTATAATTGGAGTTAATTAATGTATTCTACACCCGTCTATTTATATCAACAAAAGCAACAGGTACTATTACCTGCCACCGACGGATCGTACTTTCAAAGGAGATGGCAACCAGTGTATGCTAAAAAATTAATAGTCAACAAAGGTGTTGACAATGTAATACTGTTTGAGTTTATTAACCAAGATCAAAAACCAGTAAACATATCTGGCAGTACAATAACCTACAGAATGATGTCAACAGATGGAGACGAATTGCTTATAGCAAAAGATCTTGAAACTCTTAGTGCCGCATTTGGTAGAGCTAAAGTAACTCTGTCCAGCGAAGAACTTGACTTAATTGAGCAACAAACTGCCACATACAGTTTAGAACGTGCGAGTGGCAACTTATATGAAGCAGTATACACAGATGCTTATAGTGCTGGCAGAGGACAAGTTGAAATAGTAGACAGTGTGTATCCAGACTATGTAGAAAGCAAATTACTAGAGATACCAAAGCCAGATGATTATGGTATTGATAAAGACGAAGGCAACAGAAGATATACCAGCATGGCCTATACAGCTAACAATACACTTACCACATTTCAATTGGACTTTGATAACTTTACTGGCAATGTTAAAGCACAAGGAAGCGATACACAAATAGGCCCAACATGGTATGACATTGGTTCACAGACTGTGTACAACAACCAAGATACAAGAGCATTTATCAACGTTGATGGAAGACACAATTGGATACGTTTTGAAATCAATCAATACGGAATTGCCGCAACTGGCACTGCTACAGTTGTTGATGGTGTAGTAACACAGATAGCGGCAACAGGCGGATCTGAATACCTAGGCACTGGAACTCCAAATGTTGTGATCACAGGATTAGGCACAGGTGCTACTGCAACCGCAACAGTTACTGGAAATGCAGTCAGTACCATTACAGTAACAAATGGCGGACAAGGTTACGAAAGTACGCCAACTGTAGAAGTAAATAACGGAACTATCACACAGATTACCTATAGGTAACCAAAACACTTGCAAACATCTAGTTCTTATGTTATTATTACATAATGATTGATCTATTAAGTTACATTCCGCAAAAGAGAAAACAAACAAGCTCTGGTTGGGTAAGTTTTAATGCACCTTGTTGTGTACACAAAGGCGAGTCACAGGACAAACGTCTGCGTGGAGGTATAAAACAAGCAGAAGATGACTGGAGTTATCACTGTTTCAACTGTGGCTTTACTGCAAGTTTTACTGCAGGGCGTAGTGTTGGTTACAAAGCACGTAAGTTGCTTGAATGGCTAGGTGTTGATCCAACTGATATTGAAAGACTTAACTTAGAAAGTTTAAAACGTAAAAGTTTATTAGATTTAACTTCTGAACGTAACACAATTAAACAAAAGCAGATTGACTTTGAAGAACAAGAAATACCCACAGGTGTTGAACGCATAGATGAAAACAACAAACTACATTTTCACTATGTCGAATACCTAAAAAACCGTGGCATGGTATTTGGATATCCGTTTTTAGTAGATAAAAAACGAGGACCAAGAGATAGGATTGTTATACCATACACATACAAGAACAGGATAGTAGGACATACATCACGTTACTTGGATAATCGTACGCCAAAGTTTATAAACAGTCAACAACCAGGATATGTGTTTGGTTATGATTTACAAAAGTCAGACTGGACCACGGCTATAGTTGTCGAGGGTATATTTGATGCACTAAGTATATCTGGATTAGCATGTATGCATGAAACAATAAGCAAGGATCAAGCACAGTTGCTCAAGCAGTTGCAACGTAGAATTATAGTAGTTCCTGATCATGATCGTGCAGGATTAAGTATAATTGATGCCGCAGTAGAACACAAGTTTGAAGTAAGTATACCAGAGTGGCCTGAAGATGTAAAAGATGTAAATGATGCAGTTGTGCGTTTTGGTGTAGCACAAACACTACAACAAATACATCAGTGTGCAGAACGTAGTAAGATAAAAATTGAAATGGCACGTAAACGCCTAGCGAGGATAGTATGACAGAATATACATATGATGTACAAAAATTATTCTTAGAAATGATGATGCATGATGCACAAAGTTTTCTTAGAGTACAAAACATATATAATGATGAAAACTTTGACAGAGACTTGAGAGAAACTGCAAAGTTTATCTATGATCATGCTAACGAACACAAAACACTTCCAGACAGAGCTCAGATAAAAGCAGTAACTGGAATTGAACTTGTTGAGATTCCAGATCTAAACAGTGGACATACAGATTGGTTCTTAGAAGAGTTTGAGGCATTTACTAGACGTACTGAACTAGAACGTGCAATACTTAAAAGTGCAGACTTACTTGAAAAAGGTGAGTATTCACCAGTTGAGAAACTGATTAAGGATGCAGTACAAATAAGTTTGACAAAGGATCTGGGTACAGATTATTTTGAGGATCCAAGAGCAAGACTTGCGGCACTGAAAGACAACAACGGACAAAACAGCACTGGTTGGCCTAAGTTGGACAAACTGCTATATGGTGGATTCAACAGAGGCGAACTACAGATATTTGCAGGTGGTTCAGGATCTGGTAAAAGTTTGTTTATGCAAAACTTAGCAGTGAACTGGATGGAAGCAGGACTCAGTGGAGTATATATTACACTTGAATTAAGTGAAGGCTTGACTGCTATGCGTGTTGATAGTATGTTAACAAACACTCCAAGTAAACAGTTATTCAAAGACATTGAAACTGTTGAAATGAAAGTTAAGATGATGGGCAAGAAAGCAGGTGGCTTGCAAATAAAGTACATGCCTGCACAAAGCACAGTAAATGACATAAGAGCATTTGTAAAAGAACTAAGCATAAAGCAAGGCAAAAGCATAGACTTTATGTGTATTGACTATTTGGATCTGCTTATGCCAGTTAGTGCTAAAGTATCGCCAAATGATCTGTTTGTTAAGGACAAGTATGTTTCGGAAGAACTGCGTAACCTAGCAAGAGAACTGAACATACTGTTTGTTACTGCGTCACAGTTGAATAGAAGTGCAGTTGAAGAAGTAGAGTTTGATCATTCGCATATATCAGGTGGTATTAGTAAGATTAATACTGCTGATAACGTGTTTGGTATATTCACAAGTCGTGCAATGCGTGAACGTGGCAGATATCAAATACAGGCTATGAAAACAAGAAGTTCAAGTGGTGTTGGTATGAAAGTGGACTTGGAGTTTGACATAGAAAGTTTACGTATACGTGACTTAGGAGATGATGAAGAGTATCAACAGTTTAAGAAACAGAGTTCAAGTATCTATGATCAAATAAAAGCCAAGACACTTACAACAGATACTGCAAATGATGCAACTGTTGAAGACGAGCCAGGTAAGATTGTTGCTGATGTACAAAGTACAAAACTTAAACAGATGTTAGCAGGTATCAAGGCAAAAGGTTAAGCATACTGATCAATAGGCATTGCTTTTACATTTTTACGTTTTACTTTTAGATAGTTACTGTTGTCTTTGGTCCACATCTGTCCTTCACCAACAACCACTGTATCTCGAGAATACTTTATAGGCCGATCAACAACAAGATCCACATAGCGACCCTCACCTACACCTAGTGTTATAAAGTGTATGTAATTTTTTGCATCGCTTTTGAATACTCTACTGGCGGCAATTATACCTGCAAATTGAAACTTGTCTAAGAATAAATTTTGCAATCCCATGTTTGGCAAAAAGCCAGGACTGTTCCAAGCACCATGTTGTTTAAAACTTTCAACCGGATCCTCTGTAATCCAATTGTCAAAGCCTAAATCACGCAGATCCCAACCAGCACGTTTTGCTTCGTTACGATATACCCAACGTGCATAACTTCCTTGGCAGTGTTTTAAACAAGCACGCCAGAACTCTTTTGGATTGTATACTTTATGATATGCCAGTGCCCATATAAGTCTGCCCAAGTTTACTGCGTGTGCTCTACACAAACCAAACCCACTTAGGCTTTGCATTTGTTCATAGATGTCATGCTTGTCTGGATGATCACCTAAGCGTGCCATAAACTGCATCATCTTTTCTTCATTCTTTTTGGCAAATGCACGTCTGTACATGTCTGCTTCATATGGTGATATACCAATCAACTTCATTATTTTGTGTATAGCATCATCTTCATACACTATTGCATTCTTTTGTATGCCTTTTTCACTCCAGTCACGAAACCAACTGGCTTTACGTCTGCCTTCCATAGCAACAGGACGTACCAATGCACTGGCAAACACACAGTCCTCAACTCCAGTTGGTTGCAATGCACGAAACAGTCTTTTCATTGTTGGTGACTCTCCTTGTGTCACACCAAGCACATCACCTCTGCATAGCAAATCAGCAACACGTTCATCCTGTTTTGGATAAGCATCCAGTCTTGTGTGAGGGTCTATTTCTAGTAACTGTGATAATCCTCTGTTGGCAAGTATGTCTACCTTTAGATGTTCCAAATCTTCTACTTCATTTTTGTCAAGTAGTATAAGATTGTCATCACGGAATAAACTTTTTGGTAATGCTCTGTCAAACACAAGCACACCACCACAGTGTTTGCTTATACAACGTTTCTTGCCCATGAGTTTGCGTTCAATGCGAGTTGCTTCTTGTTCATCAACACCTAGTTTTACGTAGTCTATATCTTTTGGCAGTCTGCCTTTTGCTCCAAGGCGTTTGGCAGCTTCACGACGTGCTGATTTTTCTCTGTAAAGCACATAGTTTGATATCCTAGCACTCTGTGTTGGCCATTTGTCAAACACACGTTGCATTGCAAGTTCTTGTTTGTGATGAGGTATGTCAATATCCACATCAGGCAAGTCATCTCTGTATGGATTTAAAAATCTTGCCAGTGGTATGTTCCATTCAAGTGGATCAACGTCTGTTATGCCCATGAGATAGCAAACCAAACTGCTACCAGCACTGCCTCTGGTCATGTGTGGTATGTCTTCGTTGAGATCAAGTATGAGTCTTATTTTGAGAAAGTAATCTGTAAAACGTTGCTGAAGTATAATTTCAAATTCTTCTGCTAGTCTGTTTTGATATTCTTCGCCTTGTGGAGTTGGTCTTCTAAATTGTTCTAATAATGATTGTATCTGTTCTATTTCTGTTTTCATGTTTGCCTATGTGTGCCTAAAGATGCCTTAATAGGTATATTTACTCAGAATTTTATGTTACTATAAATATTTGCTACTATAATTAGAAAAAAGTAAAGGATAAAATGAAAAATTATTGTGCTGACTTACAAGGCGGCCTGTGGTTGCAATATAATACGTCAAAAAACCAATGGGAGGCAAAACCCTGTTGTTTATATAAAGAACGTTATCCTGTACAACAAGATATAAACAAAGAGTATTGGTTGCATCCAGAAATTCAAAAACACAGACAAGAAAATTTAGACGGCAAAGATTTGCCTGACGCATGTATCACATGTAAAAAAACAGAACAAGACGGCAACTATAGTAGACGTCAAAGCTGGAATGAAAGATTAGGAAATCAATGGAAAAATCCTGAATCAGTAATAGAAATTGATGTACAATGTGACTTCAGTTGCAACTTGGCTTGTAGCATATGCTCATCAAAATTTAGCACCACCTGGAGAAAATTTGACAAAGACTATAAATCATTGGAAAATAAAATGATTGTTCGGGCAAAAAACGACAATGTTCTAGATATTATATCGACAATTCCAACAAACAACCTGAAACAAATACATTTCCAAGGCGGCGAACCTTTTTTGAGCAATACGCATGTGCAATTGCTTGAAAAACTCAGTGAAACAGTAGACTTTTCGGATGTAATATTATGGTACCATTCAAATGGCACAATTAAAGTATCTGACAAAGTTTTAAAATTGTGGGAAAATTTTAAAATGGTAGATATCTATTTTAGCATCGACGATATAGGTACTAGAATGGAATATCAACGTTGGCCTGTTAAATGGAAAAACCTTGCCGAAAATCTGTTATGGTATCGAAATAATATTCCGCACAATGCAATGATGAACATAGAAAGAACAGTTAGTGTTCTTTCAGCCTACTGGACAGATGAGCTCGACGCTTGGGCAGAACAACACTTACAAAAAACCATATATGGCGACAAAATTAGAATTAATTATCATCCATGTTTTGGACCATACAGCTTTGATGCTGTAACTTCAGAATATAAAGAAGATTTGTTAAAAAAATTACCAACTAACAGTTGGGCTTATAAAACTTTTAAAAATCTAGAAACTGATCAAGATTTACACATAAATGAAATGTTAACAATGTTAAACAAACAAGATCAATATAGGAATCTAAACTGGAGAACAGTTTACCCAGAATTTGATAAATGGTACAAAAGATACCTGTAGATGTTTATAGTAAATTACAATAAATACTGACAAAGGAAACAAAAATGCAAAAAAAGACTCGTAGCATCTTTGAAGAATTAGACGGCATCTACGTAGAACGCTATGCTAAACATCAAGAGCGTGGATACATTGTAGAAAGTCGTGCCAGCAATGTGATTGCTAGTGCTATCCGTTTGATGGAACAGATCGACGAGTTATATGATGCAGAGCAAAGTGAAAATCTACAACGCAAACTATTAAATGCTATTCGGTTGCGTGATGCGGATAAATTTGCAAGATCAGTGAAGAGAACCAATGACAAATAGATTAACAGAACAACAGTTACAAGAAGAACTGCTAGGCGAAATTAGTGACTTTTCTAAAGCCATTAGTCGAAAAATTGGCCAAGGTACTGGAGTGGTTACAGGCGCAGGACAAAAAATTAAAGGTGCTACCAAGCGTGGTGTAGATGCACTAGGCAATGCATTCACACAAGGCAAACAACAAACACAAAAAGCAGTTGCTGGACAAGATTATAAAGCACCACAACCAAAAGCACAAGCACAGGCACAACCGCAAGCACAACAAACAAAACAGCCAGGTGCAATCACAACTGGAATTGGCAAAGTAGATGCATATGCACAAAAAGCCCTTGACAAAGTCAATGATATTTCAAACTATGATTGGCGTCAAGATGATGCTATTAAGGATAGAAGCAAACAAACCTATACTGGAGTTGGTGGAGCACAGATAGGAAAAAATGCTAAAAGTTCTAACCTAACACAGAAGAACCAAGCCTCGACTCAGCAACAAGCGACAACAAAGACAACTCAGAAAAAAACTGGCGGAAAAGTAAAAGGCAAAGTAAGCAATACTAGTAGTGCCAAGTATCAAAGAGATCTACGTGCTAGAAAGAAAGCTGGTAGTGGTGCAGTAAACCAAGGAATTAAAACAGCAAGACAACCAACAAAATCGGGTGGTGTTCAAAGAGATAGCACAGGTAAAATCGTATCAACAGGCAGTGGAGTGCAAAGAGATAGTAAAGGTAAAGTAATATCAAATACTGCACAAAAGGTATCGACAAATACAAAAGTTCCGTCTGCTAAAATTGGTGGACAAAAACTTGATTTGAATGATCCTAAGAATGCTAATATCCTAAAACAAATTCAAAAAAAGACAGGAACATAATGCTTATCAAAGAAGGTGGCAACGTCTTCAAGGATGCCGACGGTGCTATAGCAACAACACGCATCAATCAAACAGACGTAAAGCCAACAGTACAATGGTTAGAGCAACTAACTGGCTTGCCTCTTATGGACAACATGCTGGGTAGCACAGGACAAAAGCCAACATCAGGCGATTTAGATCTAGCAGTTGATCCTAAAACAATAGGCAAAGACGACCTTGTGGCAAAACTCACCAAGTGGGCCGAGTCACATGGCTTTGATCCTAAGGAATGGATACGCAAGTCAGGAGTCAGTGTACACTTCAAAGCTCCTATCACTGGCAGAGAAGATCAAGGTTATATACAAACAGATTTTATGTTTGTTCAAAAGCCAGACTTTTCAAAGTTTCTAATGAGGGCGGATCCAGCTAGTACTTACAAAGGTGTAACACGTAATGTGCTTATGAATTCAATTGCTAAGGCTGCAGGATATAAGTTATCACCAAACTCGGGATTGTTAAGCAGAGTTGATAACAGTTTTATTACAGATCAACCAGAACAAATTGCAAAATACATCCTTAACAAAGGTGCTACAGAAAAAGACCTGTTCAGTGTTGAAGCAATACTTGGTGCGTTACAGAATGATCCAGATAAAGATGCAAAGTTAGCAGACTTTCGTGGCTATGCTGAACGTGAAGGATTGCAATTTGAAAGCATCAAAGAAGGCGGTAGTGATTGGCTTGCAAGACTGCGTGATAGGATTGTAAACCAAGGCATGGAAGTTGTTACTGACAATCGATCACCATACAAACCTTATCTTGCAGAAGGTGCACGTATCGAACACCCAGAAGATTTGGTTTTTGACTATGGATCAAAAGGAATTAAACAAGCAATTGACGGAATAAAACGCAGTGCCGAAGAACCAGCAAAAGTAAACACAATAAAGTGGGATGGCAAACCAGCTATAGTATTTGGTCGTGACGATAGTGGACAATTTATATTAACTGATAAAGGTGGCTTTGTTGCAACAGGATACAACGGCATGGCTACTAGTGCAAAAGATATGGCTAGAGTATTCAGCAATAGAAAAGGTGATTATACAGATCTAATAGGTGTATATCAAAAACTTTTCCCTCTGTTACAACGTGCAGTACCACAACACTTTAAAGGATTCGTACAAGCAGACTTGCTATACAGTGCAACACCGCCTGTACAAGATAATTCATATGTGTTTACACCGAATCAAGTAACATATAGAGTAAGTGCCGATACACCACTTGGAAAAGAAATAGGCAACAGTGATGTAGGTATTGCGGTACACACAGAAATTGACAAGCCAGGCGGAACAGTACGTCCGGTAACCACACGTGTTCTTGACAAAGTTCCAGGAGTACTAGCCTTAGATAGCACAATGAAAGACACAGGAAGTGCCATAGAATTGGACAAAGGACTGGTAATAAAAATACAAGATGCATACAACGAATATGCTCCAGCAATTGATGCTTTTTTATCACCACAAGAACTTACACGTAGGAAGATTACAAGCACACCAAAGTTGATGAAGCAGTATATTAATTTTAAAGTACGTCAAGGTGGATTTACTAACATGATCAAAGATTTTGGTCCGTGGGTAACACAAAAGATACCTACTCAAGCACCGAGAATAATTGAATGGATGAGTGAGAACCAAGGTGCAGTCAGTGCATTGTTCAGTACATTTGTAAACATAGCATTGCTTAAAGATAAACTGATTAAAGATCTTGACAATCAGGATCAAGATATAAAAGCAGATATCAAAGGCGTAAGCGGACATGAGGGTTATGTTGGCGATGGAATTAAACTGGTAGACAGAGATAAGTTCAGCAGAGTGAACTTTGCCGCCAATAACCCAGGAGCGGCATAATGGGAGACGCAGAAGCAGGAATACAATTTATATACCATATGCGTGAACATATAGTAGATGTAGGCATAGCAACAGTATATCTGATTGCAGTTTATGCAATAGTACTATGGATAAAGAAGAAGTTGAGTTAATGAGTGTAACCGCAGTAGATATACAACAACTAGAAAAGTTTGCAGATAGAATATTTGCAGACGTTGGTATCGATGTGGAATTTACAAAACATTTTTTAGATAGAGTCAATGACGAACGCAACGACAAACCTATTGTGCCTGCTGAACTTACTAGATTGTTCAAGCAAGAACGTAAACGTTATGGCAAACCTATTGCTCAAATGGGTCCAGATAATGAAGCAGTGATGCGTGACTTACAAACAAACATCAATGTGCCTTTTGCATTGGTGCTGGATAAGAGCAATGATGAACTTGATCTTATTGCCAAAACAATAATGCGTAAGGATAACTTTACAACTCCTAATCGAGTATTTGCAGTTGAAGATTCGCCTTTTAGAATTGGCACACGTTATGAGATGCCACGTAGCACCATCAGAGAAGAAGTTGATGTAAGCACAGAAAGAGGCAGACTAGAATACTATCTAAAAAAGCCAACTGAAGGCAAAGTTGTTCATCTAGAAAAACTAGGCAAGTTTCATGATGACAAAGATGAATTAGTTGACTATGTTCCTCAACGCAATGGTCGTTATGCACTGCATCCAGACAAATGGGAAAGCACATTTTATAGTTTAACCAACAAAGATCTCAAAAAAGTAAATCTATATCGTCCTACATTTGTTAACCCTCCTGCAGGAACTGTAGTCGCAGACATGGCTATTGCTAACCAATTCTATCGTACTGATGATGAAGAAGAAAAAATAGATCTAGCACGAAGATACGAAAAAAGTATTGTGCCTTTTGGCAGTAATATCTCACATATAAAAATGCCAGAAGTAATAATGCGTACAGGTGTAAAAGAAACAATTGTTCTTAACAATATATTTGAAGGCATAGATGCTGACGCAGAAATATATGTTGATATGGACGGTGTACTTGCAGACTTTTTTGGCGAGTGGGCTAGACTAATGGATAAAGAAAATTGGCGTGATATCAAAGATGTATCACCTGCACTTGCAAAAATTAGAGCAACAGACACCTTTTGGTTAAATTTACCTATACTGCCCCAAGCAAAAAAACTTTTGGCAATGATTAAACAAGTTAAAGGTGAGTACAATATCTGTACTAGTCCGTTAGCAGATGATCCTAATTCAATACCACACAAGCGTGAATGGATTGAAAAGAATTTAAGTTTCTTCCCTCCAAAGAATGTTTACATCACACACAATAAACCGCAATATGCTACTAACAACAATGGCACACCTAACATCTTAATTGACGACTATGGTGTTAATATTGATGCGTGGGAAGCTGCAGGCGGCATTGGTATTAAGCATAATGACAATAAGTTTGAAAGAACTAAAAAAGCACTAACAAGTCAACAAGCTGTAACCGAAGGCGCAACTAGGAAGCATCCAAAAGAGCCGGGTGCATACTTGATGACACACAACGGATTAGAATACAAAATATCGAGACACCTAGATGATAACGATATACACAGAGGCGAATGGGATATATTTGTAAAAGGCGTAAGTGCATTTACAGGCGACAAATGGGAATGGGTAGACACTGTAAGTCAAAGATGGAATGCTATTGCTCGTGTAAAAGGACTTACAGAAAGCAAAGAGAAAGAAAAAATTGCTTTTGACTGGTTAAGTGAAAGTCGTGCATACAGAACACCAAGACAACTTAATAAGCTAACGCAAAAAGCAGTGGCTGAACAGTTGTTTGAACAGTTGTTGGCATTACAAATATTTGTTGATAGTGATCCTGCGTATGCCGCTCGTATTGCTGAAGAGATAATGAAACTGCAAAACTGGCCTGGATTTAGAACTAGCCAACCAGACTTGTATAATCTAATTGCAATTGCAATGAAACCAGAAAAGTTCAAAGATCGTATCAAACAAGATGTAAACATTGCTATTCCAGAACTTAGATTGAAACGTAACCTTAGAAACATAATGAAACGTGAATTTAACAACAGTGATTACAGTTACATGATGCTGATATTGCAACGACAAATGGTAGACTTTTTACCAGCACCACTAATACAAATGCGTAGGCAGATATCCAATTGGGATAGACAAACACCAAGAGATAAGAATACTATAAGACAACGGCTGATGCTACAGATGCGTAAGACTGGTTTGCAAAACGAGTTCTATGAGTTTTTACGCCGAACAAAAAACTTTGATAGACGCTAACAAGCGGTAAAAAAACCTTAATCTATGCTAAATAAAAGTAGGAACCGCATAAGCGATTCCACCATTAGATATAGGAGATTAAAATGGCAGAATTTACAAGAACCCATGGTAATGCACAACAAGTATTCCATATGGACACAAGCAATGGTGCTTTAGGTAACGGTGCATTAGCAGAATCCGCACCAGTTAACGTAGCCGGTCCAAAACTAGACTTCTTCAAAATCATTGTAGAAAACGCATCAAACGCAGCTCAGGACTTACAAGCACAAGTTGGAACAGGTTTAGCAGTAGAAGCAATCCTTGAAAACATTCAAACAACATCAACTGTTGCGGTTTACCAAGTTGAAGACGATACAACTGGACAAATTTCAATTGGATTATATCCAACAGGCGCTTACACAGCAGCAACATTACAAACATCAGTTAGAACACTAACTGCAGCAGGTAGTGGAAGCATTGACTGTTCAGGTTCAGACGTTACTGATTCAGGTTTCAAACTAGCATAATTTTAATTTGCTATAAACAAATATCAAACCCTAGTTTTTATTAACTAGGGTTTTTTTGTGGCTAAATATTCGTAATGGAAAAGACAGAATGGATATATGAAAGTCCAGATAGAGGCAATACAGTCTATCGGCGACGTGCTAACAGTAGAGAACGTGAACTTGTGATCAAGAAGCCAGATCCTCATACAATTACGGCTCATCTATCACACATAGTTGCAGAAAGTGCCAATGATCCTGCATTGAAAGAAATGCTAGACAAACTACAAGTTTACTGGAGTTTACGAAATGCAAATAATTAGTGTAATTACCCATTTTGACTGTACACCAACAGGTACCAAGAGCTATAGAAAATTACAAAATGGGTACGTTGACAATGCAGGAAAAACTATATCAACACTAGATGATTGGAATTTCAGTAGAAATCAACAACGTAATTGGGAAACAATACTGCAATGTGTAAGTTTACAAACACAACCAATGAATGTGTCAGAGCCTCAGATAATTAAGAAGAAAGAAAACAAATTATGGACATTCAGCTTTGGAATAGAACACAGAGGCATCTTCACCAAAGACAATGAGCAACTTGGGTTGTTAAAAGAAGAAGTTCACGGTGTTCCAATGATCGTAGGCTTAGATGAAACCTACAGGGAAGGATTTTTGTTGCCTTATCTAATCGCTAAGGGCGATAATCAAAATATTGTGTTTGATATAATTGAATCTATCGAATAGTGTAATTCTACTATAATTTATAAATACATGCAGATACGAATTTAGAGAGACTACGATGGCTGACACAGCACCAATCGAAAAAAAGAGTTTAGAAGCACATGTTGACTTATGTGCAGAGCGATATAAATCTATGGCAGGAAACATAGAAAACTTAGATAGAAAAGTAGATCGCTTGGAAATGATGATTAATGAAGTTCATAGTATGGTTGAGAAAATGGCTCAACGTAGGACTGACCAGCTAATAGGTTGGGGAACAGGTATAATTGCAGCTCTTGTAGGAACGGTTGGATGGCTAGTGATAACTTACGTAGTCGGGTAACAGAAAAAGCCTCCCGATTATTAAATAAAATTGCAGATGAACTTCTGAACTCAAATCCCAATGCTATTTTTAGAAATGGTGATAGTATAATGGCGTTTGCAGACTATGAAATAGTTCGAGAATCACAAAATGAATATAGTATATACAGAGACGATCTGCTAGTTGAAACTTGTAGTACCTGTAGGATCGCATTAACATATTGTATCTTAGACAAGTATAAGAAACCGATGGATGCAAAACACCTAGTAGCACTTGAACAAAAACTTCTTGGTAGACAGAATGAAATGATGCATTATAGACATGTTATTACAAGTCCACGTACAGATGATTTTAAGAGAGAAGTTGTTTTACATAGACTAGATAGTGCAAAACACGAATACCATATCATACAAGAACAATTAACGAAAAGTATAAATGTTGCTAAATACTGTCAGCAAAAAGGATTTGATAATGAAATTATTTGACTTAGACTCACCTCAAACCAAAAAGTCTCAGAAAGTACTTGAGAGCTACTTTGGTAACAGTGTAGATTTTACTAAGATGTCTCTTAGAGACTCAAGCGATATGTTAACAAAAGTTCGGGGGTTGATTTACGAACATCGTACAACACAAACTGTTGTAGGTAGTGAGAAAAACCCAACTTACTTAAAACTCTTGGTTATGGAAAGAGGACTACATGCAAGATTACGTGAAGCAGATGTAAGCCTTGAACCACAAACAGGTGCAACAAATATAAAAGTTGATGGCGAAGTTGTAGGTTCCGCAAATGATCAAGCAACTGCTATGCAGTTTAAGAAAGATGTTGATGATGGTAAAATTACAATTGGCGAAGCAACATGGCCCAAATCAGATGATGATGAAAGTGCACCTGACGTAGGCGATACGGTAATGCATGACAGACTCGGATTAGTCAAAGTTTTAAAAATTACTGACCGAGATATGATGATGGAGCCTGCAGAATATATTGTACAATCTAAAAAAGGCAAGGCGAAAATAAGTTTTGACCAACTTGTAATGGGTGAAAGTGTTACTGAAGCAGAAAACTGGATCAAGAAAGCAACAAGTAAAAATCCTGGTGCGTTTACAAGACAAGCAAAGGCTGCTGGCATGAGTACAACTGCATTTGCTAACAAAGTATTAGCAAACAAAGATGACTATAATGCTAAAACAGAAAAACGTGCAAACCTTGCAAAAACACTAAGCAAGTTTGAAGGCAAAGCAGGTAAAGTGCTTAACCAGATTGCTGAAGGTGCTACACTTAAAATGTCAGGTCGTGTACTAAGTGAAAGCGAAGTACAACAAGCACAAGTTGTTTTAGCCGCACAAGATATGGTAGACAGAATGCAAAAGATGTTAGAAGACGTGACATCAATGCAGTTTAAAGATTTACCGGCGTTGAGCAGTAGCATACAAACAACAATAGGCACTAACGAAGCACAAGCATTCAATGATGCAGCCGGACAAAGTTTAGCAGTGTTAGTAGATGCAATACAGGCTTCAAAAGTTGAAATGGAAACTGCACAAGGAACACTAACAGGTGTTGCTCCTGTGGTACCAGGACAAGAAGAAGTTGCAGGCACTCCAGCAATAGATGAGCCAATGGCAGATCCACTAGCGGCAGATCCAATTGATGCAGTTGCAGACGTAAATGTTGATGCAGAAGCAGGCGGTGAAGCAGTTGATGTAAATGTTGATGTACAAGATGGAGCTCTTGGTAGAGCAAGAAGATAAACATTTTAAAATTATCATAAAAAGGAAAAGAAGATAATGAACTCAACAGAATACAGAGCATTACAAGAAAAATTAGATCGGATAGCACAACCTCTCAAAGAATATGATGATATAGAGCAAATGGACAAACCGGCATATGACAGTCCAGAAGAGGATGAAATTCTAAAAAGAATTGATGACCTCTGGGACGGCAGAATGGAGCAACTCGCTAATATGATCGATACCTTTGAGGATAATGGCCTTCTAGCCAAGATGACCAGAAAACTTGACGGTGTTCCCGGACAATTCGAAGATGTTAGAGCAGTACTTAAAAAGGCATATGCAGTAATGAAACATGTCAAACGTCATAGCAATCCGTATCCTTGATCTATGCGTATCCTTGAATTTACTAGTAGATCAGATAAACCATCTGCACAACAACTCACTGCACTAGCAGAATATCTGCTTGGCAGAGCAGACGATGAAGATACTCAACACACAGTTCCAATAGATGTGTTTTTAAGTATGGCACACAACATGGGTGTGAACATTACTGATCAACAACTACGTACTCTAGCAACACAAGATCCTTTAAAAAATACTATTTCAAACATAGATGCCGACAACATTATTCTAGTTGGTGCAGGCGTAACTGGCGAAGAAGGTGCTGATACAATGACTGTTGATCAAGCACAAGATACTGTTGCCGGCATGGCAGACAGTGCAAACGATCTAACCTAAACCAATTGACTTTGTCTTATTATCATGTATAATAGATAGATGCTTATAGAAAAATTTCAATACAAAAATCTCTCACGGAAACAGGTCGACGGCAAGCGACTGTATTCTACTCCTGATGGCAATGCCGTGCCCAGTGTAACTACCATACTTAGTGCTACACAATCAAAAGAAAAGCAAGAAGGTCTAGCACGATGGCGTAAACGTGTAGGCACTGATCAAGCACAAAAGATAGTGACTGAAGCTGCCAACAGAGGTACACGAATGCATACCTACTTAGAAAACTACTGTATTGATGGCACTATCAAAGAGCGTGGTAATAATCCATTCAGTTGGCAATCACATGCTATGGCACAAGCAGTGATAGAACAGGGCATGTGCAACGTAGACGAAGTATGGGGTGTTGAAGTACCCATGTACTTTCCGGGAATATATGCAGGTACAACAGACTGTGTCGGAGTACACAGTGGCGATGATGCAATTATGGACTTTAAACAATCAAACAAGCCCAAGAAAGTTGAGTGGATTGAAGATTACAAACTACAACTTTGTGCATATGCAGAAGCACACAACGAAGTATACGGAACAAAAATACGCAAAGGTGTAGTGCTTATGGCAGTAAAGCCAGCAGTTGATGACATGGGTCATCTTAAAGAAGATCCTCTTTACCAAGAGTTCGTTGTTGAAGGTGACGACTTTGAACACTGGCGCCAGCAATGGTGGAAGAGAGTTGAGCAATACTATGTGCAAAGCTAAATACAGCTAGATTACGGAGTTTCAATAAATGGCAATAGTACAAGTTTCTAGAATTACAAACCGTAAAGGTCTTGCTGATAACCTACCTCAACTTGCAGGTGCAGAATTTGGATGGGTGATAGATCAACGTAAATTGTATATCGGTAACGGCACTATAGCGGATGGTGCTCCGGCGATAGGAAACACTGAAATACTCACTGAGTATAGTGATATTTTAAATGTTGCCACTACTTACACTTACAAAGGTGACCATGCTGGTTACACAGTGCAAACAGGACCTACATCTAGTGATTCGGTAACACAAACACTACAAGCAAAATTAGATAACTTTGCAAGTGTATTGGACTTTGGCGCAACTGGTGACGGAGTAACTGACGACACAGATGCCATTAACCGTGCGTTATTCCAACTATTCTGCAGACAAACAAACACAACTATTAGACGAAGTTTATATTTTCCTGCAGGAACATATAGAATTACCAATTCAATAAAAGTTCCACCATTTGCAAAACTTTGGGGCGATGGTCCAGATAGTGCAATACTTGAGATGGATGTCTCAAGTGATAGTAGTTTTGGCTCTTATGTCTTACAAACTGCTGACAGTTTACAACAAACAGGTGTAAACATAGGCAGCAATAGTGCAACTGCTCCAAAAGATATTGTTATCACTGGTATGTCATTTACAAGCAAAGAAGAAATTGATCTTGTATTAATAGACCGTGCAGAAGGTGTAAGCATCAGTAACTGTAACTTCAAAGGCAGTTTAGCCAGTGCTCCAGCAAACGCTACTGCAGATATTGCTGGTTTGCGATTTGATAGTACTGTTGCAAATACTTGTAAACAGATAGAAATAAACAATTGTAAATTTAGTTTTTTGAGCTATGGCATTAACACTGATGAAAATATTCAAGGTGTTACTGTTCAAAACTCACAGTTTAACACACTGTATCAAGGTGTATTACTTGGCACTGGTACTCCAGATAACGGCGGTCCAGAAGGTGTAAGAATTGTACAAAATTTATTTGATGAAGTAGGAAAGCAAGCAATTTCAATCGGAGCAGTTGCTTTCAATGTAAGTGCTTATAATATTTTTCTTGACTGTGCAAACGATTATCTCGGAGCAGGTAACGCGGCAGCCGCAGTAATTGAATTCAACGGTGATAACAATGTTTCAGTTGGTGATATGTTCGAACGTAGTGATGCCGATGACAGATCACAACCTCGTGTAAAGAATAACGACAAAGCCTGTTATGCACTAACAAACGGCGATGAAATTGAAATTGGAACATATCATAGACTTGCAGGTGTAAATTCTGCACTGTCAGTACAAGGATCAGCAACAACAATTTTTACAGTGAACACACTTAATGCAACTGCTTTTAATGTAATATATCAATACAAAGAACCAACAACCAACGTCATACGTTTTGGAGAGTTAAGAGTTGTAGGACAGGATACAGATGACAGTGCTGGTACATTAGCATATGTCGATGACTTTTCAGAAGACAATCCAAATAGTTTTGTACTAAGTGCAATACAAAGCGGATCAACAATAAGTATTCAATACACAAGTACCATTGCAGCAACCTTTAAATATTCAATAGAACATCTTTCTGTATAATTAGTATATAAGATTTTATAGCCAAAAAGACCTATTATAGTCTTGCAAAATTCTTATGAATATGCTATACTAATCGTATATCAGAATTACTATATAGTCCAAGTGAACAATGGATTATACACACTTAATTCGAAGGTGGATAACACAGTAAATAGGACACTTAAAGAATTCCAAAAATTAACCAGAAACATAGACTCTGCTATGTTTGCACACAAGATTGATAGAAAGGCCCCATAAATGACAATTCAAGTTACCAAGAGAGACGGAAGCAAAGAAGCATTAGACATTGAAAAATTACACAAAGTTGTAATGTGGGCAACAGAGAATATAACCGGAGTAAGTGCAAGCCAAGTTGAAATAAGCAGTAATGTACAGTTTTATGATGGCATCACAAGTACAGATATACAGGAGACACTTATAAAAAGTGCCGCTGATTTAATATCCGAAGAAACACCAAACTATCAAACAGTTGCTGGTAGACTCATAGTATATCATATTAACAAAATGGTTTATGGTGGTGCTACGCCGTGGCATATTTACAAACTTGTAAAGCATAATGTTGAAAAGGGTTTCTATGATGCAGAACTGTTGAGTGAATACACTAAAGAAGAATGGAATACTATCAACGGTTGGGTAAAGCATGAACGTGATGAACAACTAACATATGCGGCCATGGAACAATTTCGTGGCAAGTATCTTGTACAAAACAGAGTAACAAAAACACTTTATGAAACTCCGCAGATGGCATACATGCTTATAGCCGCCACACTGTTTCAAGACTATGATCGCAAAAACAGACTGCGTTGGGTAAAAGATTATTATGATGCAATCAGCACACACCAGATAAGTTTACCTACGCCAGTAATGGCTGGTGTTCGGACACCACAGAGGCAGTTTTCAAGTTGTGTGCTAATAGAAGCAGATGATAGTCTTGATAGTATAAATGCAACTGCAAGTTCGATTGTAAAATACGTTTCACAAAAAGCAGGCATTGGTATTAACGGTGGACGTATTAGAGCATTAGGGTCACCTATTAGAAACGGTGATGCTTATCACACTGGCGTTGTGCCATTTTATAAAATGTTTCAAGCGGCCACACGTAGTTGTTCGCAAGGTGGAGTGCGTAACGGAGCGGCTACCCTTTACTATCCACTGTGGCATCTAGAAGTTGAAGACTTGTTAGTGTTAAAGAATAACAAAGGCACAGAAGACAACAGAGTTAGACACATGGACTATGGTGTACAGTTTAACAAACTGATGTACGAACGTTTGATGAGTGGCGGAGATATTACACTGTTCTCTCCAAATGATGTTCCAGGATTGTACGACGCATTCTTTGCTGACCAAGACAAGTTCCGTGAACTATACGAAGCCGCAGAACGCAAAACAAGTATACGTAAGAAGAAGATAAGTGCCACAGAACTTTTTAGTGCGTTCATGCAAGAACGTAAAGACACAGGAAGAATATACTTGCAAAATGTGGATCATGCAAATGAGCACAGTAGTTTTAAAACAGATGTTGCACCTATAAAGCAAAGCAACTTATGTTGTGAAATAGACTTGCCAACCAAGCCTCTTGATGATATAAATGATGTAACCGGTGAAATTGCTTTGTGTACATTAAGTGCAATTAACTGGGGTAGTTTTTCAAATCCAGAGGATATGGAAAAGGCATGTACACTTGCAGTACGTGGACTTGATGCACTCTTAAGTTATCAAAACTATCCAATCATAGCCGCACAAATGGCAACGGAAGGTAGACGTCCTTTAGGTGTTGGTATAATTAATCTTGCATACTTTCTTGCAAAAAATGATACCAGTTACAGTGATCCAGATGCACTTAAACTAGTAGACACTTGGGCACAACACTGGAGTTATTACTTGATCAAAGCCAGTGCCGATCTTGCAGTTGAGTTTGGAGCATGTCCAAAGAATAACGAAACAAAGTATTCAGATGGTGTGTTGCCAGTTGACACCTACAAGAAAGATGTTGATGAACTAGTGTTACATGTTGATGCCGTTGACTGGACAGGTTTGAGAACACAACTTAGAGAAACTGGCATACGTAATTCAACACTGATGGCACTTATGCCTGCAGAAACATCAGCACAGATAAGCAACAGTACAAACGGTATTGAGCCACCAAGAGCATTTGTAAGTATCAAGCAAAGCAAAGATGGTGTACTTAAACAGGTTGTGCCAGGATATGCACGTTACAAAAACAAATACGAACTACTATGGGACCAAAAGTCACCAGAGGGTTACATAAAGATAATGGCAGTTATGCAAAAATATATTGATCAAGGCATAAGTGTAAACACGTCTTACAACCCCGTACATTACGAAGATGAAAAGATACCAATGAGTACAATGCTACAACATCTGCTACTATGTTATAAATATGGACACAAGCAGTTGTATTACTTCAACACATTTGACGGTGCTGGAGAAATTGACGTCGATAAAATGAACGAAACACAACAACAAGATATAACTATCGAAGATCCTCTATATGAGGAAGCCTGCGATAGTTGCACAATATAGGAACGACAATGAGTGTATTGAATACAGCCAACAGAGACCATACAACCAGTCTTGCATTTTTAGATCCGGCAGGAGGAGTCGGCATACAACGTTATGATACATTGAAGTACAGACAGTTTGATAAACTTACTGACAAGCAGTTGGGATTCTTTTGGCGACCAGAAGAAGTAGATGTACTACGTGATGCAAAAGACTTTAAAGAACTTACTGCTAACGAAAAACATATCTTTACTAGTAATCTCAAAAGACAAATACTTTTGGATAGTGTGCAAGGTAGAGCACCAATTGAGGCATTTGGGCCTATTGTTAGTTTGCCCGAGTTGGAAAACTGGATTATTACCTGGACATTTTCAGAAACAATACATTCAAAAAGTTATACACACATCATCCGTAATGTATATGCAAATCCAAGCAAGGTGTTTGATGAGATGATGGACATACAGGAGATCATTGATTGTGGAGAAGACATCACTGCATACTATGATGATTTGGTAGAAACTTGCAGTTACTATAACTTACTAGGTGAAGGTACACACACTATAAACGGTAAGAAAATTAAAATTGATCTATACGAACTTAAAAAGAAACTGTGGATCTGTTTAGCAAGTGTTAACATTTTAGAAGGTGTTAGATTCTATGTGTCATTCGCATGCAGTTGGGCATTTGCTGAACTTAAGAAGATGGAAGGTAATGCTAAAATCATCAAGTTCATTGCACGTGATGAGAATGTACATCTAGCAAGTACACAACAACTGATGAAAATACTTCCACAAGATGATGCAGACTTTGTAAAAATTAAAGCAGAGTGCGAACCACTTGTTATCAAAATGTTTGAAGATGCAGTGGAACAAGAATGTGCATGGGCTGACTATTTGTTCAAAGATGGGTCAATGATTGGACTAAATGCACAGTTGTTAAAAGAATATGTACAATGGATTGCAAACAAACGTATGACCGCAGTTGGAGTCCCTAGTAGTTATAAAGGTGCAAGTAACCCACTTCCATGGACACAAAAATGGATCGCTGGCGGCGATGTACAAGTTGCTCCACAGGAAACGGAGATAACTAGTTATGTTAACGGTGGTACAAAACAAGACGTAGATAATAATACATTTAAAGGGTTTAGTTTATGAGTGTTGTAACTGTTTATACAAAAGACTTATGTGGCTATTGTGATGCGGCTAAAAGTCTTCTAGAAAGAATGAACGTTAGATTTGACGAAGCAAAAATTGGAACTGACATCACCAGAGAAGAGCTTCTTGAAATTGTTCCAAATGCACGTACTGCTCCGCAGATTGTAATAAACAATAAGGTTGTCGGTGGATACGATGATTTAGTTGATTATATTGAAAATACAGGGTGGAATGGTTCAGGTTACTAAGTAGTAGCATGAATTATAACATTTGGAACAAATGGGATCCTCTTGAAGTTTGCATGTTAGGAAATAACTATGCACCAGAGTTTTTCAATGGCATACCTGATAAAGCAGGCGACCCATTAAAACGTATCTGCGAAGAAACTCTTGAAGACTTAGAAGGATACAAAAACACACTAAAGCAGTTTGATGTTAAAGTTATTCAGCCAGACATGGATACTAAAGAAAGGTTTTTAGACAATCCACATGAATACCCAAGAGGTCCGTTACAGCCTAGAGATCACCAACTCGTAATTGGCAACGTATGTTTTACAAATAAAGAAAAAGATCATCCAAATATTCACAAAAAACTTTTAGAATATGATAAAAACAATACTATCTGTGCAGACAAACTTTTATTGCCTCCACACAAGTACAACGAAATTGCGTGTACTGTTAGCGGAGATTGGCCAATATATGAAGACTACGCCAATGGTTGCGAATTAAAAACACATGTATCTAAAGAAATTTCAGAACTAAACTTTGAACCGTTTTGTATTACGAGTGCTAATAGTTTTATGTTTGACAATAGACTTGTAATTGGTTGTGACGATTTTGGTGGCATAACCGATAACAGTGATGGAATTTTATATTACTTAAAAAAATATACTAACATTGACTTTGAATTAGAAATGGCTCCGATGGACGGGCATATAGATGGTAACTATCATCCACTAAAGCAAGGAGCCATAATAAGTTTGAATGATGTTCAAACTTATGAAGACACATTTCCAGGATGGGAAATATGCTTTTTACCTGAGGAAGGTTTTGAAAAACTTACGCCTTTTATAGATCTAAAACAAAAAAATCAAGGCAAATGGTGGCTGGCAGGAGAAGAAGACAATGACGAGTTTACAAATTTTGTAGAAACTTGGTTACAAGACTGGGTAGGGTATGTAGAAGAAACTGTATTTGATGTTAATGTACTCATGCTTGATCAGAACCACTGTTGTGTGAGTAACCCTAATAATGAGACAGTAAATAAGTTTTTTAAGAAGCATAAAATCAAACCAGTGCATGTGCCATTCAGGCACAGATACTTTTGGGATGGCGGATTACATTGTATAACACTAGATTTAAAAAGAAGGTAAAATTATGTTTGAAAAAGATAAAACCTATTCACTTAGACTAAGCGATAGCAGCGAAATAATTTGCAAAGTTGTTAGCAGTGATGAAACAACAACTATTATATCCCATCCATTTTCCTTAATACCCACACAACAAGGTGTACAACTTTTGCCTGCAATGATGAGTGCAGATGAGACAAAAAATGTGACCATAAATACAAATAACATCACAATGTGGACTGAAACAAACAAAGATGTTATTGCAAGTTACATACAAGCAAGTACTGGTATAGTGGCTGCACCAAAAGGAATATTAAAAGGATAAAAATGCCAGGCGCAGTAAGAATAGGTGATCCAAACTCAGGTGGTGGACTTGCAGTAGGAACAGGTGCAAGCAGTGTAATTATTAACGGCCGCCCAGCATGCCTTATAGGAACATCAGTTACTCCACATCCTTGTTGTGGTGCCCCAGGTTGTAGCATACATTGTGCCGCAGTAACAACACTTGGTTCAATGAGTGTACTTGCAGAAAATAAACCTATTAACTATGTTGGTTCTCCAGACACATGCTTTCATACTAGAGCAACTGGAAGTAACGACGTTATAATACCAAGGGGATAACATGGCTTGTGGAGGAGCAATTACCGCTACAGTACTAACGGCAGGTGCAGGATTAGCAGGCAGTGTCGGTGGCAATCCACTTGAAAGTATATCAGGTGCACCATTAAATGTAACCGACAGTGTGACTGGACTTACAGGTGCTCCAACAATGGCAGCCTTTACTAGTAATCAAGCGAGCTTTCAAGCCTTAGCATCACCAACTGCACTTACAAGTACAATTAGTGGTGTATCAGGACTCGGTGGCACTATGCCACAAACTTTTAGTAACATGGCAAGCGGGTTAGGAGATAACGTCTTTAGTGCTGGATTTGATGTATTCTCAGGAGATGCTCTTGGTGTATTAGGACCAACAACTGGCATCGGAAGTGTACTTCCAACCGGTTTAGGTGAAGCGGCTAAGGTAATGGGCGGAAGTTTAAGCGGTGCTAATATAGTTGGTGATGCAAGCAAGTTTGGAAGTATATTAGGAGCCGCTGAAGGCTTTGTAGGTAGTTCGAATCAAATGATAGCGGCAGCTACAAATGCCGCGGGCAGTTTTGCTGGTGGCACATTTCCTGGAATGGATGCTATAGGCACAGGCGGACTAAGCGGAATTACAAATGCACTTCCAGACTTTGGTGCAGATCTTGGAAGTTTAGGAAGTACAATAGATTTTGCCAGTATCGGTGATCTTGGTTCACCAGGACAACTATTAAAAAACATGGACCTTGCAGGAAGTCTAGGGCCAATGTATGATAAGGTAGCTGATATTAATATTGATCCAGGACTTGCTGGAAGTCTCGGCGGATCTCTCAGCAGTGTTACTAATGCAATTGCAAATAACACTGGTGGACTAAGCATAGGTGATTTAGGCATTAGTTCTACTGATATTGCACAATTAGGACCAGCACTACCTAATAATATTCAAGGACAAGTATTTGATGCATTTAATGGATTATCTACTGCAGAACTAGGTGATGTAAAAGGAATACTTAAAAATACCCAGTCTGCAATAACTTCTGGTGGAGACCTAATGAATCCACAAAAACTTTTTCCAACAAGTTTCTCTACACTTACTGCTCCTCTAAGAACAGCAAGTGTAGGTGACAGAGCAATATACACTGCGGATGGTGCAGTGAATGAAGAATTTGATAGCCTTGGAGCATCTTTAGCCGGTGCTTTACCTGATGATCTAGCAGTTGCAAACGGAGCCTTGGCAAGAAGTTTTGGTCAAATCAAAGGCATTGAAAGCACTAATAACGAAACATTAACTGCGGCTGCAACCGATCTTGAAACACTTAAAGATTTACCGCTTGTGCAGAATCAAACTGTTTACGTTGAACCTGCAGTGGTAACATATTGGCAAAGTCAGTACAGTGTGCAAGACAATATTACCTTAGCAACTGGTCCAAACGGCACATACACTTTAAGTGATGTAATTGGATATGCCGCTGGTTATAACAGTGCGGCTCCACTGCAACAAAATATTATAGAAATGCAAAAACTCCAAACATCTGGAGCAATGGATGTGTTTACACGTGATGATGGATCAGGAAGTGCAAACACAGGAATATACAAAGTGATAGATTATTTTATTGCTGGGGCATACGATCCAACACCACCAGCAGTAACTCCTTTTGTTATACCAGCAGGTGTGTATGGTGCAGGAACCTATGCAACACAAACAGAAGCTTTTGAAGGCATTATTGCCGCCGCTAAAACTCTAATGCAAACATTCTACAATGATAATCCTGGAGCACAAATTATCCAACGTAACTTTAAACGTATGCAAGATCAGCAGGCAAGAGAGAAACTCATACGTGCCAAGATCGACTTAGATCTTACCACAGTACCTGCCAACACAAACAATGCAGTACAGTTAGCAACTAACTTGCCAAACTATGCACTTGATACCAGTTCTGGAGGACCAGGAGAACTTTTAGAACGTGTTATGAACTTTGATAGTACAGGTGGGCAAGCGAGTGTAGCTGCAATGAGAGAAGCAAGAAATATAGACAAATTGACGGCAGCAAACATTGTGCAGGATGGACCAATTCCAACAACACCACCAGCAAACCCTGGCTCATTGCTCAGTGCAACCTACACTGTTGCAGAAGCAGATGCAATAATAATTAGAAACTAACGGTTGACAAACCCATAGAACCGTTGTATACTTATAGTATGATATGTAACAGGAATGGAGACATCACTCGTGCTAAACAAAATAAAATATACTTCAGAAAATTATAATGGATTACAAGTGGCTTGCGATTGGATACAAGATCTCGAGGAAAGCAATAGTCGCTTACACAAAGAAGGTGTAATTGAAAAAGCACTTGTGGCGGCTAGACTTGGTAGTCATAGTGCAGAGTGCTTTTTGTACAACTGCTACCTAGCATATAATCCATACTTCATGTACAATATAAAACAAGTTGCTGAAACATCTGGCTACGAACACAGAGAAAATCCTTGGGTTGCATTTTGGGGATTGTGCGAAAGTTTACGTACTAGAACTATTACAGGTAATGCGGCACGAGAAGCAGTAGAACTTATGAGTGAAAAGTTTGACAGTGATCAATGGAACCTATTAGCAAGACGTGTGCTTATAAAAGATTTACGTTGTGGTATCACAAGTAAAACACTTAACAAAATAGTTGGCAAAACAGAATGGAAGATTCCTGTGTTTGAAGTACAACTAGCAACAGACTCAAAAGGACATCCTAAGAAACTTGCAGGCGAAGTTATGATTGAGCCAAAGTTAGATGGTGTAAGAACTATTGCTATTATCTATGCAACAGGTAATGTGATGTTATACAGTAGAAATGGTAAAGAGTTTGAGAACTTTCCTCACATTGCAAAGGAACTTGCTAAGATAGCAGACACATTTAGATCACATGATACTGATGCATTAGTCATAGATGGTGAGATTACAGGTAAGAGCTTTCAAGAACTAATGAGAGGTGCTACTAAAAAAGATCATACTGCAACTGACAGTGTGTTTAATGTGTTTGATTTTATGATACTAGAAGATTTCAAACGTGGATTTAGCAATCAGAGTCAAATTGATAGATTACTTGCACTGGAAAGTATAGTAAATAGAGTACAAATGCAAAACGTTGTTATGGTTAAAGGCAAGCAAATTAACCTCGACGAACCCGAAGCACATGAATTTATGGCAAAGTATGCAAACGATTGTGTTGCTGAAGGCTACGAAGGCATTATGATTAAGAAGTTAGATGCTCCATACGAATGTAGACGTAGTACATTTTGGATGAAGTGGAAGCCAGTAATAACAGTAGACTTGGAGGTAATTGACATTGAAGAAGGAACAGGAAGAAATGCAGGACGTTTGGGAGCTCTTGTATGCGAAGGTGTCGACGAAGATCGTACCATACGTGTTAACGTTGGAAGCGGCCTGTCTGATAGTGATAGGGATGACTTTTGGACTAGAAAAGATAGTCTAGTTGGTTATATCGTCGAAGTTAAAGCAGACGCAGTAACACAGAATCAAGATGGAACATATAGTTTACGTTTTCCTAGATTTGAAAGATTCAGAGGCTTTGAAGCAGGCGAGAAAATCTAATGCACAAAGTTTATTTTGAAATACGTTACATTGACCAATGGTATGAAATCATTGCAGAACTAAAAACATGGTTTGGTAACGAATGGAAAGGTCAACGTGGTATACGTAAAAAGTTCCACAAAACAATGTGGAGCCTAGACGCACACACTGTTTGGTTCCTTATTCCTGACCTTGCATTCAAGACTTTTATGGATTTAAAATTGTCAAACTCACCTAAATTAAGATAAGTACAACATGCTCTTAGGTTTATTAATATTATTCGTTGCATTAGCACTAAGTGGAATTGCCGCTTACTACAGTATCATTGGCTTGACTGCAATTTTTGCGGCGGCTGTTATACCTATCATTGTTATGGGTGGCGTGCTTGAAGTTGCTAAATTAGCCTGTACTGTATGGCTACATCAAAACTGGCAACGTGCAAGATTTGTGATGAAATTGTATCTTGTTCCAGCAGTAGCAGTATTGATGTTTATTACTTCAATGGGTATATTTGGATTTTTAAGCAAAAGTCACATTGAACAAAGTGCCATGGGCACAGAGCAAATTGAACAAGTAAAAGTCATTGACGACAAACTGCTTAGAGCACAAGCAAAAGTAGAACGTTGGAATACAGAAATTGGAAGGCTAAACAGAGGTGAGACATCAGGTCGTATAGATGGACTTATCACAAGAGAACAAGAACGTATTGACAATGCAAACAAACGTATACAACCACAGATAGATGCTGAAAATAGCAAAGTAAAAGGCTTGCGTCTACAAGCAGATAAAGAAATCGCACAACAAAACAAAAGACTTGGAGATGCACAAAAACGTACAAGTGCTGACATTGCGATTGCAGAAAAACGACTGGCACAACTTGACAAAGACGTTGCGGCATATACATCACAGGGTACTACCACAGGAGGAGTATTTACTGCTGACGTTGATAACGTTAAGAAAGGCAATCAACTACGTGCAAGCCAAAAGCCAGAAAGAGATGCATTAGAAAAAGCAATTGCAAAAGCAAAACGTACAGAAATTGGTGTAGCCAGTAGAGTACAACGTGAGATAACAAATATAAACAAACGACTAGCAGAACAGATAAAATCAGTTGAGGCAAACGTAGCCAAAATACGTACAGGAATTACAAAAACCATTGACAGTGCGAATGCAAACATTGCAAAATATACACTAGAAGCCGGAAGCAGTAATAAAAATGTTGACGTAAGGATAAAAGAACTTGAACTGAACATAGAAAACATTCAACCACAAATCGACGGTTTACGTGAAGAAAAGTTTGTTTTTGAGAAGCAGTATCGACAGTTTGAAGCAGAGGTTGGTCCGGTTAAATACATAGCTCAACTGATTTACGGTGATAATCCAGATCAGAATCTATTGGAAAGTGCTGTCCGTTGGGTTATAATACTAATCGTAGCAGTGTTTGATCCGCTTGCTATAATGATGTTACTTGCCGCGACTGAAACATTTGCATGGCGAAGACAGGATAAGGAGACAGCAGTTGAAACTGTTACGACGATGCCGAGCACACTGCCGGTTGAGGAGGTTGAAGAAGTTCAAGAGCAAGAAGCTCCAGATGAACCAGAGCCCGACCAGCCAGTTGAGGATGGACCAACAGATGAAGAGCCTGGTGAGACTAGAAGCGAGGATAAGTCTGATGGAGGAGAAACTGGAGTCAATATTGAAGAACCTAAGCAAGATCCTAAACCCTTAGAACGCACATTGCATGTAGAACATATTGTTTTACCTGATCCTGATATGGATGCAATCAAAACCCCACAACAGGTTATATACGAAGACGAATATGTTCCAAATCAAGAAATTGAAGAAGAAGTTACAACAGAACAAGTAGAAGTAGAAGTAGACGTACCTGTTGAAAAAACTGCTAATATATATAACTGGCAAGAACATGCCGCAGAAGAAGATGTAGTTATTGTCAATACTGACGGCAGGCAAGATGAGTCAATATATCTTGAAGAACCAACCGAAGAAGAAATAAATGAAATTGAAGAAGACATCTTTGAATGGAAAGAAGAAGATGAAGATGATCCTACTAAACGTGCAAGACGTATCTGGAAACGTCTAAATCCAGATGACACAATGAAGAATCAAGAACAAATGTTTGCACGTAGGGAAATTGATGTATTACCATGGGAGCAATACATTGATCAACCTGATGAAAAACTAGAACAATTTGCACAAAGCACATTTGGTGAAACATTTCCTACACATCCAATCAAAGGTGACACCTATGTAAAGACAGATGTTTTTCCTAGTACACTACACAAATTTAACGGTGAAGTTTGGATCACAGTAGACAAAGAAACTTCCGGATCTTATGTATATAACGATATGTACATACAACATCTAATAGAAAAACTAGGTTCAGGCGAGTATGATCCTGAACTTCTCAATGATGCAGAACGTGCGGCGATAGAAGAGCAACTTAAAAAGGATGATCTATAATGTCAATTGACAAAGAGCAGTACAATAAGTGTGATTTTTGTAAAAAAGAAAAGAATCAAGTCCAAAAATTGATTGTAGGCGACAGTGTTGCTATTTGTAATGAATGTGTAAACTTATGTGGAGATTTGTTAACATCTTTGGCAAAAGAAACAGTTGACGCAATCACATACAAAGACATCGATCCAAAAGAATTAAAGGATTTTTTAGACAAATATGTGATCGGCCAAGATGATGCAAAAACAGTACTAAGTGTTGCGGTTGCAAATCATTATAAAAGAATTCAAAACAAATCAAAAGAATTGGAACTAGATAAGGCTAATGTGTTGTTATTAGGGCCAACTGGTTGTGGTAAAACATTACTGGCAAAATCAGTAGCAAGGTACTTAGATGTGCCATTCGCAGTAACCGATGCCACAAGTATAACTGAGGCAGGTTATGTAGGAGACGATGTAGAAACACTAATTGGAAAACTACTAAGCAATGCAGGTGGTGATGTTGAAAAGTGTCAAAAAGGTATAATATTCCTCGATGAAATTGATAAAATCTCACGTAAAAGCGAAAATAGTTCTATCACACGTGACGTAAGTGGAGAAGGTGTACAACAAGCATTGCTAAAGGTAGTAGAAGGAACTGTTTGTAGGGTTCCAGCACAAGGTGCAAGTCGTAAAAACCCACAGGCTGAGATGGTAGAAGTTGATACATCAAACATATTGTTTATAGCTGGTGGAGCATTTGTTGGTATCAATGATGTAATTAAAAGACGGGCTGAAGGTTCAGGTATAGGCTTTGGAGTTGATGTAAAAACAAATGCTGAAGGAAAACTTGGCGATATGGAACCGGATGACCTGGTAAAGTTTGGAATGATACCCGAGTTTGTAGGTAGATTTCCGACCTGGGTAGGACTAACACAACTAACAGAAGAACAATTGAAGTTTGTGCTTACAGAAATTAAGAATAGTCTAATAGCTCAATACACTTACTTGTTTGAAACAGATGGTGTGAAACTAAAGTTTAGTGATGAAGCACTGCTTGAGATCGCAAAAAATGCGGCAACACGTAAAACTGGAGCAAGAAGTTTGCAAGCCGAGCTTGAACGAATATTGATGCCGCATATGTTTAGCCTAAAAGAATATGCTAAACAGGATATTACCGAAGTAGTTATAACTCCAGGACTAGTTAAGAAACCAATTAAATTAGCTGCCTAACTGGCTTGTTTGCATATGCAAGACGATTTGCGATAGTTCAGTATTTTATGAACTAGAGCACGATTTCGTGCGTCAGCAAACTTCTTCCATTGATATGGTCTGTAAGTCATTTTGCCACCCTCCCTAAGTAAATGGTTAGGTGCGTTCCTTCAGCGATTGCCTACTTCCGCCCTCTCGGGTGAACGTACTTTTATTTATAACATTTGTTATGCAAAACACAAGAAAAAGGTTGCTCTTTTTGCATATTCCGGTTATACTATGTGTATGTATAAAGGTAAACAAGTTCATTTTTTTGGTTTTAGAGGCTATGAGTACGTCAGTGCAGTAAGAGTTTGGGGTCAGCCTGACTTCATACATCCTGTGCATGATAGACGTAGTTACATAGAGTACGACCCTATCAATGACATTGGTATCTTTGCAAATAAAGAAACAGAAGAACTAATACACAGTTACAGACGTGAATACGCCGATATGAATAAAAAGGTTGACAATGTCTAATACTGTGCTATACTGTTTATATTGTTAGAGAATAGGAGACTTTACAATG